TCGATGCCGTGAACCTGGCCGAGGAACTCACGCGCATGGGCCTAGCATCCGACCCTGACGGCGTGATCCGCGAAGCGCAGGACGCCTGCGCAGAGATCATCCGGCGGCAGCAGGCGACGGGCACGCGGGCGGTGCGCGCCGGGGAACTGGCCGCGCTGCGGTGCCTGGAAGCGGCGATGATTGACATCCTGGCCACGGTCACGCACTCGGAGCGGTTCCGCGCCGAGGAGCGCATCCGGGCCCGGACTGCGGCGGCGCGGGCCGGCAGGATTCCGGGCGCGGAAGTGATTGATCCGGCGGTTTTGGAGGGGAAACAATGAGAGTATTGGTAGCCTGCGAATACAGCGGCGCCGTGCGCGATGCGTTCCGTGAGCGCGGGCACGATGCGATGTCGTGTGATTTGCTGCCGACAGATGCGCCGGGGCCGCACTATCAGGGCGATGTGCGGGATGTGCTGGGTGATGGCTGGGATTTGATGATCGCGCACCCGCCTTGCACGCATCTGGCCGTCAGCGGTGCCCGGTGGTTTCACCTGAAGCAGCGCGAACAGGCCGAGGCTCTCGACTTCGTGCGCCTGCTGATGGCCGCGCCAATTTCGCGCACTGCCATCGAGAACCCCGTCAGCGTGATCAGCAGCAGGATTTGCAAGCCTGATCAAGTCATCCAGCCGTGGCAGTTTGGGCATGGCGAGACGAAAGCGACATGCCTGTGGCTGAAAGGGCTTCCAAAGCTCAAGCCGACGAACATAGTTGACGGACGCGAGGCGCGCGTTCATCGCCTTCCGCCGTCGCGGGATCGTTGGAAGATCCGCAGCACAACATACAGCGGCATCGCTGCAGCGATGGCCGACCAGTGGGGCAACGCATGACAACGAAACTCGACTTCTCAGCCCTCGCACAACGCCTGCTTATCAGCGCCGACACGCTGGTCCCCCAATGGCTGCCTGGCGGCAAACGCCGGGGCCATGAGTGGGTCTGCGGTGATCTGGCCGGCGGCGAGGGCGATTCCTGCTCTGTTAACCTGCTCAGCGGACGCTGGGCCGATTTCGCAACCTCCGACCGGGGCGGCGACCTGATCAGCCTGTACGCCGCGATTCACGAGGTAAGCATGGCCGAAGCCTACCGCGAACTAGACGACACGCCAGCAGCCCCAGCGCGGCCGCCACGACCCGCGAAACCGCAGCGGCAGGTCATTGTGCCGGTCCCCAGCGAGGCCGCAGACCACGACTGCATCCACCCGATCCACGGCGACCCGTCGGCACGCTGGACGTACTTCGACGGCGACGGCAACGTGCTGGGCTACGTCGCCCGCTACGACTTCGAGGGGCAGCGCAAGCAGATCGTGCCCTGGACTTACGCCAGCGACGGCTGGGGCATGGGCCAGTGGCCGGTACCGAGACCGCTGTATCGGCTGCAGGAACTCGAGGCCCGCCCCACCGACCCGGTGCTCGTCGTAGAGGGCGAGAAAGCCGCCGACGCAGCGGCAGGGCTGACGGGCTCGCCATACGTCGCCGTGACCTGGCCCGGTGGCGCGCAGGCTCTGAGCCGCGCGAACTGGCAGACCCTGCGGGGCCGGAAAATTCTGCTGTGGCCCGACGCGGATCAGGCCGGCATCGAGGCCATGCAGCGCCTGGCGGCGATCCTGCAGCCGATTGCGGCCGAGGTCAAGGTCATCGAGCCCACAGGCCAGCCTGACGGCTGGGATTGCGCCGATAGCGGCTGGACCCGGTGGTCCGACGCTCGGGCCTGGATCGCGCCGCGCGCTGCGCTCTGGAAGCCGCCAGCACCCGAGCCAACACCGGAAACGCCAGCAGAGCAGGCAGTCGCAGCGCGGGACGTCAGCACACTGGAGCCGGCAGAATGGTATGCCCGCTGGGCCTATATGGTCCCGGACGACGGGTTTTTCGATCTCATTGAGCGCACCGAAGTGAGCCGCTCGGCGTTCAACGCGCTATACCGGCGGGTGCGTTGCCATTCGATACACACCAACGCCAGCGGCGCGGCGCGCAAGATCGAAGCCAGCGTCAGCTTCGACGAAAACCGAGCCGCAATGGGCGCCCGCGTGCTGGCCGGCGCGACCTATGCGCCTGGCGCGTCAACCCTGTGCGAGCACCAAGGGCAGGCGTTCGGCAACAAGTGGCGCGACGGCCGGCCGCAGATCACCAGCAGCATCGACCCGCAGCCGTGGCTTGACCACGTAGCCCGACTGATCCCCGACGAAGCCGAGCGAAACCACATGCTGGATGCTTTCGCTTTCAAAGTGCAGCGACCCGGGATCAAAATCAACCACGCCATCCTGATTGGCGGCGTGCCTGGCGCGGGGAAAGACAGCATGATCGCGCCCCTGCTTTACGCCATCGGCGGCGAAAACAAAACCAATTGCGCGTCGGTCGAAACCGCAGAATTACAGGACCAATGGGGATATTACCTCGAGAACGAGGTGATCATTTTCAACGAACTACGGCAGAGCGAGGCCGTGGACCGCAGGGCGCTGGAAAACCGACTGAAACCGATTCTCGCGGCGCCGCCGGAGCTGCTCTCGGTGCAGCGGAAATTTCAGCACCCGATACAGGTTCGCAATCAGGCGCTAGTGCTGGCGTTCAGCAATTACCGCGACGCAATCGCAATTCCGTCCGACGATAGGCGGTGGTTCGTGCTGTGGACTCACGCGCCGCGCATGACAGACGAGGAATCCACGCGCCTATGGGGATGGTTCGCCGCAGGCGGGCTGCAGGCCGGTGCGCTGTACCTGCGGCAGCGTGATGTGTCGCGCTTTCAACCTGGCGCCACGCCGATGTGGACCGAGGCCAAGTCAATCATGGTTTCCACCAGCCGCAGCGGCGCAGAATCGTGGCTTGTGGACCGCATTGAAAAGCGCATGGAGGAATTCCGTCTCGGCTTGATCAGTGGCCCGTGGCAGCCTCTGGTGGACCGCCTGCAGAATCAGGCTCCGCCGCATATCCGTCTGAACCTGCAGGCCCTGCAGCATGCGCTAGCGGAGGCCGGGTGGCAGGATCTCGGCATGTGCAAGTCCCGCAACAACCAGACAGCGCGCCACTGCTGGGCCTCGCCAGACTGGCGCGGCACCAAGTCCGACGCACGCGACGCGACCGAGACGCATCTCGGCGCGATGCCTACGCCGATGCGGCGTGTCGTCTAGCCGCAGTTACGTTACCAGCTCGGGTTTTCTGCTTCCTCGTTGGCGTCTTCGGGCGTCGGCTGAGGATCGGCGCGCCACTCCAGCGCGACGGCAGCGGGAGCGTGCCTCCAGCGGCCATAAACGGCCAAGATAGCGGCATCCTCAGCCGCGTACCAGTGCCGCAGGGCCGTCAGGTCATAGTGCGCGCCGAACGAGAGATTCTCTGCAGCGCGCCAAGCGGCGACGGGATCGGCTCCGGTGTCCTGAAAATATCGCTCGGCAGCGGCGATGCCGCGTGCGAGGCCTTCGGGGCCGGGGTTGCAGTAGGTCAGCACAAACATTCTCGATGCTCCGAAAAAAGGCCCCCGGCAGCGATGGGCGCACGATCCGGGGGCGAAGCCGGCCACCAGGCCGACAGGAGGAGACAACGGTCCCGAAGGACCGCGCGATTATAGGTCCAGCAGGGCGGCTAGCAGTAGGGCTAGCAGAATTGCGAGGAGCGCCAAGATCACGGCGCCTCCGGTGGCCGCACGACGATGTGCAGATCATCCAAGATCGGGTATCCATTGCCGCGCCGCGAGAAGGGTCCCGTGATCGATCCGCAGTAGTGCCAGCCGACAATGCGGCCGGTGCTGCGGTCTTGCTCGCGGCCGTTTTCGCGCAGTAGATATCCTGCAGCGCGCCCGAAACGCTTCCGCGCCAGGTAACGCGCCACGATAGCGGCAGCGGCGCTGGGGGACTCGGCGCGCACGCGGCGCGGGTAGTCCGGGCAGCGGTACAGGCGCGTCGGGGCGGCGGGTTCGGGGGTGTAGGGTCCGGTGTGCATCGTCGTTCTCCAGGTTTCACATCAGCGCCGGCTCGGCATCAGCCGGCGGGATTACGCGGCCTACAGGGCGCGCGCAGGGCGGCTGGCTGGGGTAGTCCAGCAGCGCGGGCGGAAACGGCCACAGCGGACCCCGTAGGGGCTCTGCGGGGGTGTCAGAGGCGGCGGGCTGCATCAGTACACACACAGGCCGCGCGTGTAGCAGGACTCGACATGCATGCCGGCAGGCACATCGCCGGGCCGCAGGATGTACAGGGCGGCGCCGCGCGGGTCGGGTTGGATGTAATAGCCTAGGTCGGGGTGCTGCTCCATGATCTTCCGCAGCCTGCGCATAGCGCCGCGCTCGCGGTCGGCCATCGGCCAGCGGCGGCCCGATGCCGATGCGACGAAATACGGACGGTCGGTCTTCGCGTCGCGCTCAATGCCTCCGCCATCCACGCCGCATTCCAGCTCGAACCAGCGCCGCAGCGTCAGCGAAATGCGCCGCAGGGCGGCGGACTCGTCGCGGGTGAACCCGAGTGTCATCAGGGCGTTTTCCAGCGCCGTGCGGCGCGTTGCTTCGGTCTTCGTCATCGTCGTTTCCTCAGTGTGTACCCCGGTACGGGGCGGTTTCAGTGTCTTCGGGTTTACTGACGCGGGGCTTACAGGCCAAGCGCCACCAGGGCGCCCAGGGCAAGGCCAAATGCGCAGGCGAACAGGGCATCAGCGAGGGTGAGGGGGATGTCGTCCATGGCGTTCTCCAGTGCGCCCCGGTGTGGGGCGCGTCAATCATCGGGGGCTAGGCTGACGCGGGGCTTACGTCAGGCCGCGTTTTCGACCACCACGGGCGGATTCGGCCAGCGGTTCTACAGCCAGGAATTTCGGTGCTGCTGCGGGTCATACGGGAGCCAGCCGCTGCGGCTGAATCCAGCGTTATCCGGGCCGGTGTAGCTGCGGCACTCATCGCACCGGACGCACCAGTAACGACCATTGGCCGTGGCTTCGCTGGCACGCGACTGCGCCCATTTGCCGGGCTTGCCGCACTCATGCCCCCAGGTGCCGGGGTGTGAATATCTGCACTTTCCGCTCATCATCACTCCTATCCGCGCAAACCGCGCGCCATAACCCCGGCTCGCGAGGCTATAACTCGGGGTCTTATCGGTCGATATCTGCCAGCGCCACAAATGGCACGGGCGGCTGAGAGTCAACCCAAGCAAACAAGGCATCTGCCGGGGATTCGTACAAAGACAACTCGGGCCTGTAGTCCGCAAAAATCTCCATGGCCTTTTCTGCGGCAGAATACTTATCGGCCGCCGCCGTCCCCCATTCAATTCGGCCCGTGGTTTCCGATCGGAAAGCCCACATGCCGCCAGCAACACGCGTTAGCCACAGCACAACAGGCTTCGTGCCATAGCGGCTGGGAAACATTCCATCGCAGCTCAGTTTCACAATCTTCACTCCTACAGGTTATCAGCGCACCACAGCGCGCGTGTCGATCAAAATCCAGCCCACAGCGTACGGATCACCCGTCACGCTGCTGGCCCGCGTCAATTCCAGCCCGTCGGCGGCCAGGCCGCTGCGAAACCCGAGCTCGCCCCGCAGCGCAGCGCTAGGCTGCACGGACCACAGCGCTCGGCCGTCGGCGTGCTGCACCAGCAGCGCGGAGCGCTTAGCCCGCAGCAGAGCCCTCAGGGCTCGGGTGGCTTCCAGTGTCTGCATCGTCTTCCCCAGGTCTGCCGGGCTCGCCCCGGCTTCTCGCCGCACCGCCCATCGGCGCGACAGAGACAGTGTCGCAGCGTTTCCTTACGCGAAACTTACAGAATCGGCCGTCAGCCGTCAGTATTAACCCTAATCGGCAGCAAAACGGGCGTGGCACCGACCGTGGCAATCCCCGTGGCGCAACCCGTGGCAGCGGCTCTCCCTCTGCGTGGCAATTGTGGCAGTGGAACACTAAACCCTAAGAGACTACTATCATTCATAGGTATTAAATAGCGTGGCAACTGCCACAATTGCCACACTACCCACAAACGCCCCGTGGCAGCCGTGGCAGTCCGTCGGAGCGTGTTTAACGACCTCGGTGGCAACTGCCATTCTTGCCACACTTGCCACGCGTCTAGCCGGCGTTACGCGTCACGTGTCAACCCACGTTGACACGTTAGTGGGCGCTCACTTGCACTCGGGGCTAGGTTTGGGCGCTGCGCTCACCCTGTTGGCTCGGTGCTGCGCTGCAGCATGACTAGGTCCGGGCGCCGTGCGCGCGCTGATCGTCAGTGTGCGGATGGTGTGAGCTGGGATCGTCAGTGTGCGGTGTGCGCGGCCGAGGCCCCCCGGGTAGGGCCCGGACAAGGGTGTAAAGTGTGTGGAGCCCTTAGACAAATTTTTATTTTTTCCTCCGTTTTGCTATCATCCCCCCATGTTCCGCGCCATGTACGCTCCGCGCATTCACTGCCAAAACCGCGTCAGCGGCCTGGGTTAATCTGCCATGTTCCGCGACCTACCCATTCGCGCCCGCGAGCTAAAGGCCACGCCCGAAATACTCGAGCGCATATACGATGCCGCTAGATTGGGTTTGCGCGGAGAATCGCTTGCGCTGGCTGCCGGAATGCTGCCGGCTGAGTTTGCCCGCCTGAAGATAATGGACCCCATCGCGGATATTGCCGAGATGAAAGGCCGCGCCGACAGCGAGCTGGAAATGTCCCGCGTGGTATTCGATGCCGCCCAGGCTGGGGATAGTAAGGCGGCGCTGGAATTCCTGAAGCATCGGCACTCGTGGGTGGCGACTCAGCGCGTGGAGGTGGAAGGTTCAGCGCAGATTAGTATTACTGTGGCCTTGGAAGAAGCCCAGAAGCGCGTGGAGCGTATTACTGCGGAGGATGTTGTTGATATTTCGGCGCAGCCGAAGGTGGATATCGCTCCGCGAGTATTACCGCTGGCGCGGGAGCCGCTGGGGGAGGCGGTATAAGCCGCCAGCGATAACACCGATAAACCGCAGTAAATTCGCTATAAATGCAGACCATCCGCTACACCCCCGCCGACGAGCAGGTTCTGATGACCCGCATGTGGTCGCCTGCGCTGCGGGACGACCCAGAGGCGTGGGTGATGTTTGTGTTTCCCTGGGGGCAGGCGGGCACGCCGCTGGCGCAGAAGCGTGGGCCGCGGAAGTGGCAGCGTGAGGTGCTGCGGCAGATTCGAGATCACGTAAAGGCCAACGGCACGCGCGAGTTGTTTGAGGTGATGCGCCTGGCGGTGGCGTCGGGGCGCGGGATTGGGAAGTCGGCGCTAGTGTCGTGGCTGGTGCTGTGGATGCTCAGCACGCGGATTGGCAGCAGCGTGATCGTCTCAGCGAACAGCGAGGCGCAGCTCCGCAGCGTGACCTGGGCCGAAATCACGAAGTGGATTGCGATGCTGCTGAACACGCACTGGTGGGAAATCAGTGCGACGCGGATCGTGCCGGCGAAGTGGCTGACGGAGCTGGTGGAACGCGACCTGAAGAAGGGCACGCGGTACTGGGGCGCGGAGGGAAAGCTTTGGAGCGAGGAGAACCCGGACGCGTACGCCGGGGCTCACAACGACGACGGCATGATGGTGGTGTTCGATGAGGCCTCGGGGATCCCGGACTCGATCTGGTCAGTGGCCGCCGGTTTTTTCACCGAGAACACGCCGCACCGGTTCTGGATGGCGTTCAGTAACCCACGCCGGAACACGGGTTATTTCTTCGAGTGCTTCCACGCCAAGCGTGATTTCTGGCGCAGCCTGCAGGTAGACG